CCGTGGTAAAGAAGTGCGGAGCGGTAAGGAGTGCGGGGAGATAGGAATCTGCTAATAAATTTCTGGACAGGAGTGATTTCAAAGTCTTCGGAACTTCTGCACTTGTCAATACCTTCGATCATAGAATCGCGAACAGAAGTCTGCTTGGATTCCTGGAACTCTCGCTTTCGCATAAGTTTGGGCAAGAACTCTGGGTCGTCCAAACCCGGATATAAACCAGCGCTTAATTCATATTCTTCTTCGTCCTTTCCTGGAAATATATTGTTCTCGACAAGCTGTTCTAATAGTTCGTCACGAGCGGTGAAGTCCGTTTCAGTCCTCCACCGTTCGAGTAAAGCCTGTGCTTCAGGAGTCGCGGCCATTCTAATGGTAGCCGATGTGATATTTTATGCTACAGTCGCGCTCTTTGTCTTTCCCGTAATAACAGGAAAGGGGCACAGATTCCGAAACATCGAAGCCGCCTTCAAGAGCACCTCCCGCTTCTCAATATTCTCCTCTCGCAAATGCTTGAGCGCCTCATTAATAGTAAACCACTTCAAATCACCAATCTCTCGTCGCATATGATCATTCATAGAATCAAATTCGACGGACACTTCTGCCGGCACCCAGACAATGTAATACTTGTGACAATAATGCACATGATTACTGCCGAAAAATGACTCAGTCAAAGGCTCCAGATTCTGAATAGGAATCACCTGTGACTCACGTACTCCTGTCTCCTCGTACATCTCACGCATAGCACATACATAGTCACTCTCCTGCGCATCCCGCCGCCCCTTGGGAAAGCCCCACTCGGGCGTCTCCTGAGGCTCACCTGACGACGCGATAATATCATGGACTGTCCAGAACTTTCCGCTCAGATCAGTCACGCCGGCATGAATCTGCTCCCACTTGCCCTTGGCAATCTCGTACTCATTCTTATACAAATGCGAGTGATTGAGACCCCACATTCCATTCCACAAGACTTCAAAGGGTCCCTCGCTATACTTATCACGCTCTGCCTTCGTAATTCCAGAAAGATGCAAGCGAATATAATCAATATCAGTGACCTTGTAACGACCCCGCATTAATTCAATAAAGCCCAAGCTATCACGTCGCTGAATGAGAAGAAACTCGAGAGCCTGATTCTCCATGCCAGTGACCAAGCCCGGATTCGTGGATAAGGCTGCGGCAATATCAAAGCCGCGCGGCGGCCGAACCATAATCACACCATAACTTGTAACAGGTGCAATACATTGCCGAAAAGCGTGACCGTATCCCCCGCAATTTGTACATATCAGTACGGAATTATTTCGGTGTCGCTCCATTATCCTTCAACTTCTGCGGATGTTATGTTTAGCCCTTTCTCTCTTAATTACTAGAATGCATATACCACCTGAAACATGGGGGCCTTTTTTCTGGCACACAATTCATATAACGGCTCTGGGCTATCCCCAAGAACCGAGCCACGCCCATAAAAAGGCCGCCAAAGAATTTTACGAAAGTCTTAATATTCTCATACCTTGTCCTATTTGCCGAGAGCATTATCAGGAACATCTCGAGAAATACCCTATTACACCCCACCTGGATAAACGTCTAGATCTCTTTCGCTGGACTCTTCTCTTACACAACGAAGTCAATAAGAGTCTTAAGAAACCTGAATTCACGGAGGCACAGGTGATTGAATATTATTCTCGTCTAGGAAAGCGCGGGCGATCGCCTGTAGTAACGAGCGGCGACTTTGCCGATGCCGATTACAAGGCCTTTATACGCGGTCTGGGAATTGGTATCGCGGTCAGTGCCACTGCAGGAACAGTGTTTTGGCTGATGGGGAAATCTTCATAACAATCAGATGGAAGGGGTTCTTACAAAATTTCCAGAAGATATATACAAAGGTCTAGCCATACCAAAAGAAGTCAAACCTTTGAAAAAAACGGTCAAAGAAATCGTCGTGAAAAAGGTCATGACCGATGAAGAAATTGCTGACAAGGAAGGCACATATTTTGATGAAAAAGGCATTAAAATATACGATGAAGATGTTGACATATATGCTGAGATTGATGGCAAGAAACAACTTCTGGCTAAGCTTCGCAAGCAGGTCATAGACCCCGAGACAATCAAAACTGGCTGGGAAGGATTCTGGATTACTGCCGCGCCTTCGAGAAATCGTGGCGCCGCTGCTGGACCGATTGATGTCAAAGGGAAATATTGGGCAAAGAAGCGACCGACTGAGATCAAAGGCTGGTCGGCTAAATACAATCTGAACGGCACAGTGAGCAAAATGCGCGTAAATAACAATGTATTTAGCTCAGTTCTTGGATACTTTGACGCCACACCCTTCATGAAGCTCCCGTGTCGCCTAACGTCATACACAATTCGTTATTGGAAATACTATAAACATGGTTTGCCCTTTATTCACGCTATTGATACCTGTTTCAAGACTCTTGTCCCCGATAGATATGCCTTGCAACGAAAGGCGGCTGAGGAGAAACCCCTTTTACACATTCCTAACACGGCATTCTCGTCTGTTACCTTGAATCGCAATTTCCGAACGGCTCTTCATCAAGATGCAGGAGATTTTCGTCAAGGATATGGAAATCTTTCGGTTATTGAGCGTGGTAAGTATCATGGTGGATATACTCTAATGCCTCAGTTTGGTGTGGGCTTTGACGTTCGTACTGGCGATTTCTTGGCGATGGATGTGCATCAGTGGCATTGTAATACGGAATTGTATGAAACGGAAGAGGATAAGAAATACAATAAAACTTTACCAAGAATTCACAAGGATGATCTCGAGACTGGCACGCTGGGAGCTGAGAAGCCCTTTAGCCGTGTGTCCTTTGTATGCTATTTGCGCGAGAATTTGAGAAAATGTAATAATTCTGAGACACGCAAACAGTTTAAGAAGATTGGCTTCAATCCGACGAAGATGACATTATCTACGGGTTCTTTAAAGACAAGAAAGAAGAAACACGAACATTTAGAAAACGATTAGCTATTAGAATGGGCACGAACCCTGCAAATATTAGCGAAAGTGAATTATCTGAAATACTTGCGAGAGCAGGACAAGGATTTACACGGGCAGCATCAAATGCCGTGAAAAGTGTTAGTTCTGGAATTGGACAGATTTACCCGCTGTCTTCATCTGCAACTGCAACTCAAACAAGTGGCTGGTCTATGCCCTGGTCTAGAAATGCAAGATCATCTGCTCCTTGGTTTTCAAATTCAAGATCATCTTCTGCTCCCTGGTTTTCATCCTCTGGCACTACGTCCTGGTCCCAATCAATGCAATCAATGCAGTCACTGCCTTCAGGAAACTATTGGCTAAAAGTTCTATATTTCCTATTAATGTTCGGCTTTGTAATATTCTTAGTTTTAATATTTGTTCATTTAGTATATAAGCCAATATTCTCTTTTACACCAGGATCAAAGGGTATTCTAGTCATTCCAGCGCAAAATGATAATATTGTATATTGGACAAATAAGAATAAACCGAATCCATATAACTCAGTTCCCCAATTAAATGATGCTCTTTATACTTATAATTTTAATAACAATTTCACATTTTGCGTAGACTTATTTATTACCCAAGTCCCTAATACGAATTCCAATACTCGTCTCATACTCTATAAATCAAATGCACAATCGGCGTCAATTCCTGCACCGACCAAGGCAACTCGCCCACAGACGGATCTTCCTGGTTCTACAACAAATGCTATCACAATTGATGATTTTATAGAACATATGTCGAATCATTCTTCTATGATTATGTATCTTACAGGTACAAATGATTTAACGGTCACATTCTTTTGTGGCAGTGAAGGAACAAGATATAGTATTCCTTATATTAAAAACGTACCTCTTTTTACACCATTCCGTATATCAGTTGTAGTGGAAGATAAGATTTTTAATGTGTATCTCAATGGAAAACAAACCTTTCAGACCATAGTACCTGGAGGTGTCAGAGCGAATACGAAACGCTATACATCTTTGACTGGAAACCAGTTTTTCTATTTAGCACCCGATTGGGCGAATGCGCCGTCCAAATCTGTATATTTACAGAATTTCAATTTGTGGCAGAGGCCAATTGCGTATACAGAAGTTGTTGCGGCACAGCCGGCTCTTGCATTAGAAAGTGATTTTAATGTAGGCAAAGATGCAGAATCTGTTTGCTTATCCTAATTCTTAATTTTGACAATTAACGTTAGAATGATAGTACAGTCGGTAATTTTTGTAATATGTATGCTTTTAGTCATATATATTACCCTATATTTCATAAATCTTTCTAAGAAACCCTTTCAAGGAACCAAAGGCTTCTATGATTTATCTATACCTGATCAACGAACACTAACACATGATGAATTTGCATGGTCATCAAGACCTTGTACTCTACGATTTGCCATCAATGTTCTTTCTGCTCCGAAAACAATTGCCAAGGTTGACTGTATTACTGTAACTGGTTCAGAAACGAATAAATTTGCCCCTAAATGCGATGATTATTCATTCACTTCGTGCAAATGTGTAGGAAGGAATTGCCAGAATTGTTCAATCCAGAATTCTGAGTATCTAACGCAACTCATGGGCTTGGGCGACTATGTCCAACTTTGGGCATCAGGATATACGAGCCAGAATGATAAACCGTACGTTCCGGCAATTCTTAAAATAAGAACTGGTTCTGATTCTTCCTCTCACTACATGGAAAGCATATCGCTCCCGGCAATTCCTCTACAAAAATGGACTGTAATCACGATAGTAAAAGAAGGTAGACGATTTGACGTTTACTACGGCGCAACTCTTCAGGTTAGTAAATTGACTGACTATATCCCTATAACTCCTGATGCAAGTTTGGGATGGACAGTTGGAAACAAGAAATGGCAAGGACAGGTGGGTCTATTCATGGGATATACCAAAGCATTTTTTGCACCCGATGTGTTAAATGATGTAGAGAAGCTGGTAAATCCTCGCGGTGTACCGTATTACAAAGAAGATACTACAAATTACAATGTTTTCAATCATGGGTGTATGTTTGGTAACTGCAATAGTCTTCCTAATGTAAAACCGAGGAACCCTTTTACTGTATACGATACTTCGGTCGCTTGAGAAAACTATCCCCATTTTACAGAATGAACAGCGCCGTTAATAGAGTTCGAAGGGCGACCGGTGCTTCTGATATGGGAATGCGTATAGCTGGACTTATCATAATGATATTGGTTCTTTTCCTGTTATATTACTTATATACTTATTTCTTTCGTTCTTCGAATATGGCAATTCCTATATTACAAGGAAATCTCCCCACCGATGTTAACAATGCGGCAGCTGATAAAGATGCAACAAAGACAAAGCCTCAGACATATGCGAAGAGAGTGAGTATGAATGGTCTTGAGAATGGTGGCCAGTACTCCGTGAGCATGTGGGTGTATATAAAGGATACGAAGGGATTCCAGAAATCAGGCGGAGCCAATCTTGCAAGTCTGTTTGAGATCAGTGATGACAGATTTAATGCAACTGCTGGTAATCGCGGTGATACTCTCCTATACGTTGGATTGAATCCCACAAATGCGTCCTTAGTTGTGCGCCAATCAACAAGTGATGGAAAGCCTTCCATACAAAATAAGACTCCTGCCAAGTCTCTCAATGATTTGATTACAAAGTATAATACAGGTACCAAATATACTTCCAGTGATCGTTGTGATATCATAAATGGCATTGAATATCAGCGCTGGGTATTGATTACGGTGGTCGCAAATGGGCGCACTCTTGATGTCTATATTGACGGCAAGTTGGCGCGCTCTTGTGTATACAGCTCTCCCTATGGATTTGGTAATGCCAAGGGAGCAGCGGATGCATATTTGGGGGCAAACAATGGCACGAATCTAAAGGGATATTTCGCAACCACAGATTTCTATAATTATGCACTAGCACCCGACGCCGTTTGGTCTATATATCAAACCGGACCCGCTGGTCCTTTTGATCTGAAGGCCTGGATCAAGGGATTTTTCAGCACAGCTCCTAAAGTAGCTATAAATGTGCAGTAAGTAGCTTATACTAAAAATAAATCCTTGATATCTTGATATTTAGGATTTATATTCCAACGCATTAAATTCAGCATTGTTAGAATGGAACAATTACCTGCACAAGGAATTTTTCCTCAGGTTGCTATATCAATTGGTATAGCAGTTCTTGTATTCTTTACATATTGGGGCGTAGAAAAGGGAGGTGATTTGAGAAAGGCGTATGCTGCTGCTCGCGTCCCTATTTTACCATCGACTGCAGCATCTACCAGCGACCCTAAGGCATTCTTACAGGACTGCAATAATCCAACCGCCAAGAACTATGTGCCGATGCCTATTTCCGACAATCAGTTAACCGGCATCGAATTCTCATATTCGTCATTTATCTATATATCTCCCGATACTGACGATGGTTCAGCGGGTTACAAGTCTATTTTCCACAAGGGCTATGTGAATGGCCCCGTACCTCTACTGGGTCCTGGTGTCTTCGTATCATCATCTAACACTTCCAATGGTTCTCCCACTCTTCGTATCATGATGAATACCTATGATTCATGGTTCAACCCGATCGATGTTGAGCAAATTCCTTTTAAGAAATGGTTTCATCTTGTACTCGTTGCCCGCAAGAATTCCATGGAGGTCTACATTAATGGTAATATGGCCAATAAGGTATCCTTTAATGGAACTCTGCCTTATCAGAATTACCAGCCGCTTGTTCTGTTCCCGACTGCGAAACTCGTCGGTGCCAACTATGACAATAGCAATGGAACAACAGCAAATAAGAGGGGTGTTCCTCCTGGAGAATCCTTTATTGTGAATGGCAAGTTCTCAGGATTTGTGAGCAACCTGTATTATTTCAGTTATGCAATCACATACTCCGAGATACAGGAGATGTTGAGAATGGGTCCCAGTTCTGTTTTCGAGGACAATGATATGACCGTCCCTCCTTATTTGATTGACAGCTGGTGGACGGAACAAAAGGGCTAAGAGCTTTCGTCTTACTCAGTCAGAAGAATGCCTGGTGGGGGATTAGTTTCGCTTGTCGCATATGGCGCACAAAATGTGATCTTATCGGGCAACCCCGATATGACCTATTTTTACAAGCTTTTTAAGAAATATACCCACTTTTCATTGGAAACTACATCAAAACTTATGGATGGTCCCACAGACTATCCATATGATACAACTGTACAGCTACGTACACGTGTTGATCGTACAGGAGATCTTTTGAGTGATATGTATTTCTCCTTTGACATTCCCGCTATTTATAGCAAGAACCGACCGACTAATTTTGTGACAGGACCAAGGACTCAGACAGAGTTTCAATGGGTTCGATATATTGGAGCTGCAGCGATCCAGTCTGTCTATATTACAAGTGGACCGAACAAGGTGCAAGAATTCACCGGCGAATATTTGATGTCAAAGGCGCTCATTGACTATCCGAAAGATAAGTTCGAGAAATGGCAACAACTTGTTGGTGACGTGCCAGAAATGTACGATCCTGCAAACGGTATATATGGTAATCGTACGGCAACAGGGGGTGAGTATCCTACGGTCTACCAAGACGATACAACACCGACAACTGGCCAGACAAACAATCCCTCAATTCCGGCAACCACTGTCTATGTCCCCTTGCCATTCTGGTTCACGGAGGAGGGTCAGGCTCTTCCTTTGATTGGACTCCAATATTATACTATTGATGTCACTATTAATTTGACACCCTCACAGCAATTGTATACAGTTCTGGATGCATCAGGATTCCGAATGTCTCCTAATTTTCGTGTCTTGACACCCACCAAGTCAATACAGAAAAACATTCCTGATTACGTACCGACCACGGATAACAGCATGCAAATTCGCAACTTCTTTACTGATATTAATTACACACCACCCCCTCTTAATACATGGGCATGTAATCCAACACTTCATACAACCTATGTCTTCCTACCACAAAAAGAGCAAAACGTATTCGCAAGTACTCCTCTCATGTATCTTACACGACAGGTAACACTTGTATCATTTCCGGAAATTGTTAATAATCAACTCCTATTACTTGATATTCATAATCCTATAACAAGAATTATTATGCTTTCACGCCGTTCTGATTCGGTGATTTACAGAAACAATGCGTCGAATTTCACGAATTGGTGGGATTGGCCGAACCGTCCTAAGATTCCTACCAATGTCCCATCGAACAGCAGTTTCGTGGAGATGAAGAATGCCACTGGCCTCGTTATTCCCTCAGGCCAAGTCGATATCATACAGGCACTGCGAATTCTATCGAATGGCAATCAACTCCAGGAACTCAAACCAAACTCTTTTTACACAAACCTCACATCGTGGAAGTACTTGGATGGTGGCGCAAATCGCCGATTGCCTGTGTATTCCTTTGAACTCCATAGTCCCACCAGCCAACCGGCGGGCTCTATCAATAGCAGCGCCATTCGCAAATTCCAAATTGATTTGCAGGTCTATCCTTTACCTCCAGACTCGACCTATATTTACAGCTTTAACTTCTATGTTGAAAATATTAACTTCTATATCGTGGAGTCTGGTATGGGCGATCTGAAGTATGCGCTCTAAGACTTACGAATTTTACGAGTTATTCTTTTTACACTTTCATCTTCTTTCGGTTCTACTAGCCGAATTTCAGGATATCCAGATTTCCTTCTAGGATTCATTTTGATATACTGAGGCCACCGTTTCATCATCACTTTTACTGTCTTTCTTTCACGAGCTAGGCGATTTCCTTCTTGAAGACCGCCAGGAGTCGCATATGTAGCACTCTGAACGGCAACAAAGTTAAGTCGTACGATAAGTCCGTCCCTCTCCCAAAACTGCAAGGTTCGTTGATAATCCTCTTTTTCACCATTTCCGATATCAATACGGATGTCATCCTTAGGATTATAACAACCCCAGAAACTTCCAATAATAAATCGTAGCCCCGTAGTCACAGTTGGCTTCATGAAATATCCGTTGGCGGAGGGATATACTCCCCAGAATTTAGCTCCAGACTTTTTACACTCGGCAAACCCACGGTCAAACATACCAGCCAGATCGCGCAACCGTCGCTCATGGCGTTTAGCAGATGCATCATACTCAATAAATCCACGCACATCATCGTCAAATGATATAATTGCCTTTCCTTTCGGGAAGTAGTCAAAGATAAAGTTACGCACCTCGGGCAACCCTTTTACACCGACTATGATATGTCCAACAGATCCTTTCTCAAGTCCAGCCTCATAGAGTGTCTTTTGTTCCTCATTCGCAACAAAGAGATATATTTTTGAAGCAGGTATCTTGTACTCTTGCAAAAGTTTAAGAGTTTTTTCTTTCAAAGTATCAACGCGATTGTAAGAAGGGATAACAACAATCCAATCTGACAATGTCCCCGTCATTCTGATGAAGTAAAATATAATAGATAAAGGCAGAAGTATGTCGTTCTTTGAAAAAATAGATGATTATACAAGTTCGGCAACATCTTATTTTGCAACATCTCCTCCGAAGGAGACAGATCCTAAGGAACTCGCAAAATCGAAACCCTTACGCAAGGTTTCACGAGATTCTATAATATTATTAAGTAATATATTTGAAAAAACAAAGGATGTATACTATGATGCAGGATTGACATACTGGCAGCTTAGACCAATGAAAACATTCTTAGAAACGGAGAGGAAATGGTGGAATGCAAATATTGAATTAAGTGTGAAACAAGTAACGACACGGCAGACATATGATGCAGAAACATTTATGCAATTAACAAAGGATTTGACAAAGGAACTTAATACAGCAATGAAGGCTCTTCCTTCCATGGAAGATGCAAAGAAAATCGTAGCAAGACTGGAAGAAGCTATGAAAGAAGGTACTGCTCAAACGGCTAGGGAAGGCGATGGTGAAACACAAGGCTTTGTTGATATAAATGATTCTTTAAAATCTAAAAAAACAGAATCTGCAAAAACAAAGGACACAAAGGAAGCAAAGGAAGCAAAGGAAGCAAAAGCAGATACAGAGCCTGCAAAGGAAACAAAGACAGAAGATGCAGCACCAGCACCAGCGCCAGAACCAACGCCAACACCAGCGCCAGAACCAACACCATCTATGATTGATACAAGTGTCTTAAAAAAGACAATTAATAAGGACGTACAAGCAAAACAATCAGCAGAGGATGCTGCTGTTCAAGAACAACTAAATCGCGGATGGGCTGATGATGTAAGAGATGCTTCTAAGTTTGTGGGGCGTGTTTTAAGAACAGTCATAAAATATGCAATTCTATTACGCATTGGTGGATTTCTTGTTGGTGATATTATTTATAAACCACTTATGTATAAGGTTTTAATAATTGTATATCTTTTTATATATTTTTCATCAACTGTTGCATATATATATTATCCTATTATAGTTATCTATTATATTTATCGCGAAATTCGGTATTGGTTCTGGCCAAGTGATATTCTAAATGCTCCCAGATTTGAGTCGTTCTTTCCTGTAAAACCATATGACCCCTCTCTTCCTTTAACAATTGACAAACGTATTTACGGATATGCTGATACTCCCGCTATACAATCATGGATAGAAATTATGAGAGATCTGGATATAAAGAAACGACTTGCCTTTATTAACAGTAGTACTATATACCAAGACATTACTGGACAGGCATCCTCTTCTAAACCAGCGACTACTGCATCTGCATCTGCATCTGCATCGCCTGCACCTCCTGCGCATCCTGTGCCCTCTGCGCCACTAAGCAATGCGAATCAAGAAGCCGCTAATAGACGACATTACGAAGCATCAATAAATCGTGTAAGATATCCACACCAAGAATGAACAAGAAGCCGCTAATAGACGACATTATGAAGCATCAATAAATCGTGGAAGATATCCACACTACAAATTAAAGATATAAAGACAAAATACATCCTTTAACATAAGAATGCGCCCTTTTGTGAGTGTTGTTACGCCTACCTACAATCGCCGCAAATTCCTGAATCCTATGATACAGTGTTATGTATCGCAACTCTATCCTAAAGATCGCATGGAGTGGATTATTCTGGATGATGGTGAGGACTGTGTAAAAGATATCTTTGATGCGGCGGCAACCAGTATCCCAAATTTGCGCTATATTCGCATGGAGCCCAAACTTCTCATTGGAGCGAAACGTAATATTCTAAATAAGGAGGCAAAGGGTGATATTATTATAGCAATGGATGATGATGATTTCTACCCCCCCGAGCGTGTGAGTCATGTAGTCACTAAATTCGCTAGTAATCCAACTATTAATCTGGCCGGTTCTACAGTTCTCTATATGTTTTACACTGATATTAAGAAGATATATAAACTTGGTCCATACAATCAGAAACATGCAACAAATGGTACAATGGCCTGGCGTCGTTCCTATGCTTTAACACATACATACGATGAGACAGTGACACATGCAGAAGAACGTAGTTTTCTTAACAATTACGTGTATCCTATGATTCAGCTGGATCCTATGAAGGTCATGTTAGTCATTAGCCACAGCGAGAATACCTATGATAAGAAAAAGCTTCGTGAGGGCAATAATCCTTTTGTGAAAGAGACCTCGCTAAAAATCCAGGGTTTTATCAAATCTCAGCATCTCAAGGAGTTCTATTCAAATGCATAATCATTCATAAAAAATCTATTATATATTATAATGGCGCGCCAAACTCGCAAGGTGCCTCGCATCCCCAGAAATTCAGCCACCATGCCTGCGCTTAATCACTGGTACAAGAGTCTGGCCGAAAAGCTAGGCTGGATCGTTCTTTCAAAGGCGAAGGGTTTGGACTATAAGGTCGGCGTTTATAAGAAATCCATTGACCATTTCCTCCGTTCAGCCAAGCATTTGAAATCAGAGTATGAGAACCACAATCGCAAGCATGATATCAATATAATGATAATGAACATAGAGGTTCTCAAGGAGTTTGTTGAAAAGAATGTGTAATGGCCAGAAGCCAAAGGCCAAAGGCATAAACACCGCTCGATCAAACCACCAGATCCGTGAGGAATGAATAGCATTCGAGCAATACGGCAGCATTTGGAAATGTTTCAGCAAACATTCTCAAATTCATTAACGGAACTATCACCTCATACAGAACAACCGCCTCATATAACAACTCCTCTCAGAATTCACCAACTCGCCGCCCTGCACGAAATGCGGCAGAAAGAACACTCCTTCCAGACTGGCTATCAAATCCCCAACAGCCAGGAAACTCTTTTCAGCAAATATGCAATTCTCGGTGACAATGTCGGCGTGGGCAAGACTCTCACCGTTCTCAGCCACATCAGCCAAATGGCAACATACCCTCTAACACCGGCGGCAAATACCCCTCTAAGCAATCTCAGCCCTACCAGCACATCTGCCTGCTTCTCTATTAAACCCAGTGTACCTACCGAAAATCTATTTGACTCTCTTGTTGTAGTCCCCCATACTATCTATAGACAATGGCAAGATTCAATTCAAACCCAGACAACACTCAAAGTCCATTTTCTTAAAACCCAGCGCGATCTCGATAAGGACTCGCTCGTAACAAATATCAGAGCTGCCCATCTCACCTTAATAAGCAATACCCTCTTACCCTCATTCATATCATCCTTAAAGGGCAGAAGGATTGAATCACCAACTTGGAGACGTATATTCTATGACGAGACAGACACTATTAAAATCACATCATCATTTGAACCACCCCAAGCAAATATGTCATGGTTTGTCACTGCCACCTTTCCTAATCTCCTATTCGCAAACACCTATTACCATTCCTTTATTATACGACAATTGCCCCAAGAATATATTGACACACTTTCTCCCGAACTCCAGGATATCTTGAATACTGCAATAACAAATCATCCAACCGTATCATTCTTCAAGACAAATTCTCTGACCTTTTTACAACCCTTTCTCAAATCACAACATCCTCTACGCGGCCATTTAGTCATCCGATCTACCAATGAGTTCATTAAGAAGTCAATTCAGCTACCCACTCTTCATCAACAAATAATCCGCTGTCAAACCCCTCTAACACATCATGTCTTAGAATCGGCGATACCACCCGAAGCTGAGGCGATGCTTCATGCAGGCGATATCCAGGGCGCACTCCAGAGTCTTGGTATTCCCCAACATACCCCTCTAACAATTGTCGAAGCCGTCTCAGACTTGCGTAAAAAGGAACTCGAGAGGTTGAAACGACTTTTAGCATTCAAACAAGAAGAAAACTATGCAAATCCCCAGATAAAAGAGCAAGCCATCAAGAATTTAACAGACAAAATCACACGATTAGAAGCTCAGATTCAAGGGATAATTCAACGTCTTGAACAAGCTTCTAAAGAAGTTTGTGCGATATGTTTTGATACTCCTACAAACACTGTTTTGACACCCTGTTGTTCAAAACTCTTTTGCGCTACCTGTATTCTACAATGGATGATACGAACACCAGCCTGTGCTCTATGTCGTGCGCAAATTCATCCGAATGAATTGAAATCAATAGGTGATGTGCAAATCACTCCCGCGGAAAAACCGGCTCTTCCGAAAAAACTCGAGGCACTCTTACAAATATTTCAGAGTGATCCTGAAGGGAGATTTTTAGTCTTTAGCCGTTTTGATAATCCTCTTATAAATATACAAGAAACTATTACAGAATCTTATCCTTCTCAAACCCTACAAGGAAATAAAGATACAATTGCCAGACAAATTGACGATTTTGAATCAGGAAGAATAAAGATACTCTTATTAAATAGCAGTTCAGCATCTGCAGGATTAAATTTACCATCGGCCACTCATGTCATTCTTTTACATAAAATGGGGAATGAAGAAGAAAAACAAATTCTTGGCCGTGCCTATCGTCTTGGACGTTCAAAACCCTTACAATTTATTAAACTACTCCACCAAAAAGAATAAAACCCTTTATAAGAAATGGCAGAGACTTATAAAAAAGAAGAAGAAGAATCGCAAACCTCTACGCAAATTGCACATACGTGGAATTCAAGTCATGAAGTCCTCCTATCTGCCATCGCCGAGCGATCAAATTGTAATCGATGGTTACATAATAGATGTCAAAGGAATTATAATGTATATAATTTTTATTTGACCATACCTTCAATTCTTATATCTGCATTATCAGGTTCTGCAACAATAGGTCTAACAAGTTTATTTCCAGACGATACTATTAAGCCAGTATCTATATTCGTAGGTCTTCTAACATTAGCATGTGGTGCGCTTACAAGTATTAACCAGTATATGAAAACATCACAATTCTCAGAATCACATAGAGCTGCCGCAGTAGCATACGGAAAATTGCATCGACTTATTTCCAGTGAACTTATATTACGAAAAGATCAGAGAGTATCAGCATCATCATTTATTGATTCTGTCCGCGCAGAACAAGATAGATTAGAAGAAATATCACCAATGATTATGGATAGCGTAATAAAAGAATTCAAACGCGAATTCAAAGATAACAAGGAGTTGGAAAAACCAGAAATTGTAGGAGATCTTGATAAGGTAGTTGTTAATATGTCAAATGAACATCAAGATAATGAACATGTGAATAGTAAAAATTTAAGTACATTTAAATCAACATATTATACAAAGCCTGATACCCTGGAAATTAATAAAGTTGTTATTTTTTGATTATATAGTATCTATTGTTTCTCCTGCAGCTACTGCTGCAGCCAAAACCATACTATCCACCTTTTTCTTCTTATCTTGCTTTTTACCCCCAGTTCCATTCGCCGTCTCCACGTTAGACATCATCATCAATGCTAAAGGTGTCAGTCGAATACTTACACCTTTATTATCAGCAATATCACACAGTAGTTTCCAGGCATTGAAGAGTGCAGACTGCTTGGTTAGCACAGGAGTATACCGTATAGATGTTAGAGGGGGTTCTGCTGATGTCCAAGGGGCATATCGACTAATAAAGAGATTTACAGTGTTGAGCTTGACATCCTGACTGAGTGCCAAGAGCCGCCAGGTCTGATAGAAAAATGCCCAGTAGTCGGCATAATCAGACTCTTGAATGAAACGAAAGAGTTTCAAATACAAATCCCAGGCCTCCCGCGTATTCCCTTTTACACCTTCTAAGCGATCTGGCAAATTTTCTGCAATAACCAGACCTGCTAGATTACTATCATTGTTCTCCATTTCCAGAGTCAAATAGGGATCCATTTGAGAATACAAGCACCATTTGGCGAGCGGCACTACGCCATCAGGAATTGGTACAAATTCATCATCGGCATCAATAGCTACATCAGAGTACTCACCTCGTAGCAGAGGACGTAAGTCACCTCCACTGCGCTTCCACAGATCTGGTACTTCTTTGCCAAGAAGAGATGATACCTGTGTTTCATCGGCCATGCCGACTTTGAAGGTCAAGCAGTAGCGTGAGATCATTTGCAACATACGCTGATGAATGGTATTACTAATGAAAATAACAGGCACACCTGGTGTTGATGGTTTCCACTCGCGCAAATATGCCAGAAGACTCTGAAGACCACCTTTTTCACCACTGCTCAGACCATCAATCTCATCAAGAATGACGCCGAGACCACCTTGCTTACCAGACTCCATCATATTAATCACACCGCCGCGTTGAAGTAGCGGCAAGATGATTTTGCGAAAACAGGCACCAGAACGAGTATGACTAGCATTGAATTCACTGACTCTCATATTATTTTGCTGCATGACGCGATAGGCCAGAGTTGTTTTTCCGACTCCTGGAGGACCCACTAAAAATACGGCGGGTGTTGTACGATTTTCAAACCATCGAAGAATATCATTTTCAATGGTTGGGTGTAGACATATCGTCTTCATTCTTGTGTAGCTTCATTTCAGAAGTTTAGGCTTCACTTGCCTTTGCCACCTTCGGTTCCTAACCACTAGGAGCATTTACAAAGAGACCATATGCGCGATTCATATTGCGTTCAGCATTTTGGTTCTTATCCCCATTCCCTTCTAACACTCCTTCCCATCTGAGCATGACACCTTTAGGATCATTTACAATTTTGCTGATATCCTTCAAAATATCATTAGCAAACGGCCATCTCTTACCATCTTTATCATCACTGAGCTGTGCTGCAGAAGTATTCTTAGAAGTATCTTGTATCAAATATGCACACTGGCCTGAGGTGCCATTAATAGTCAAGCCTCCCTTCTGACCTGCACCACTATAGGTCTTCATTCCATATACATCATTTACGTCATAACAATAGATATTTTTTGATGAATCTTGCCAGGCAACCATGAAATCGGGGCACATATTTACAATCGGAGGCCATTCACATGTAGGAGGTTGGGGCGGAGGCTGACCATCACTACATTTTGCTGCAGCCCCTGATGTCTGAACATCGGTGGCTGTAGAAGGGGGATTAAACCAGCGCAACCAGAAAAACACAAAGACTGCCAATAGTAAGACCAGTGTTAACCCAGCACCTATTTTCTGACCAGAACTCCATAAAGTTCCGCCAGATACCACCAAGATTAATCCAGAAACTATATAAAATAGAATAGAATTCCAATTAATTGGCTTACCAGTTGAGCTCTTGAATGTTACAGAAAATGAAACTATAAGTACAAATACTATAACTATTAAGGCAATGTACCCACCTTCCATGGTCTCTTTCTAACACATGCGAAACATTTTGAATCTATCGCAAATGAAATTTTAATACTTTACGCTAAACTATTTACAGGAAACGAGCCACCTGGGGGAGCGCAGTAGGGCAAGAGCCCTCAAAGCCAGTCTCGATGTAGTAGGTCGCATAGCCAGCCACCGCGGGGCTGGTCGTCGCTGCATTGCCAGTCACACCGCGCGCCGCCGCCGCCGCGGGACCACCGAGCGCCTGGATCTTGCGGAACACGCGACCCGCAGACACCACGCTCTTGCCCATGTCCTTCACCGCACGGCCAGTGGCGAACAGGGGAGCAATGTTGATAAAGTTTAATGAGAGATCACCCTGGGAAACATTGGAGAAAGAGCCCTGGGTCGTCGCACCGCCAGAGCCAGTGCCAGGCGTGTACGCATTGAGCTGAGTGTTGATCGAAGACACGATCATGAGGTAGCCACCACCACTTTGATTGTAACCCGCGCGAGCACCAAAAGCACCAGAAGCAGCTGACATTTTAATATATTACTTACGGAGAAAATATTCTTGCAGGAGGTTGTAGTAGAAATGAACAATGGCCGTGTAAATCTATTTGGCCCTTCATCTGCCGGTGGAGGAGGCACCGCCCTGGGCTCAAAGATAGGCGATGGAAACCAGGGTGTTGCCGGTACATTTCCCGGGTTCGGCCACCAGGTTACCTCTGAAGTACAATTTCAACAAGATATGTTACGTGGAAACTGGGAACAAACCGAAGTGAGCATTGCCTTTTTCTCGAAAAAGAACTTGGACGCAATCCAAAATGGCATTCGTAAAGCAGTCTATGAGCGCAGCCAGCCGAAGGGCTACGTAATCGATGATCAGTCGGTAGATGAACTCAAAATGATTATGCGTGGAATGTATTATCAATACGCAAAAAATCAGCCAACCAATGTACAAGCACAGGTTCTTGAACTAAATGAACGTGTTTTAGCATGGTCGGTACCTCATATTCTTTCAGCCGTTGATCATTATATATATTATCTCAAAGATATCGATACTCTGCCGGTACCCATGGCTCAGCCTATGCATCTGAGCAGTGCTGGAACCCGTACCAAGACTCTGAAACCTTTTATGTAAACTATGCCTTAACGGCCTTAACTGCCTTTGTTGCAGCTGCAGGCTTCTTCGCATACACCTTCTTGGTGTTCGAGCCGGTGGAAGCCTCAGTCCGCTGAACCACCATCTTTTCCCACGCTGCCTCAAATTCCACTAGATCCTTGAGCCAGAGTTGAGCCGCCGTAGTTGTTTGGAGCTGAGCCACTGCTGCCCTTGCTGCCGCAACCGCCGCCTCAGCATCCTGCACTGCCGTAGCCTTCACGCGATCCATACGGAGTCGCAAGAGATAGTCATAGCCGTCTACTGAATCTGCAGCAGATGCAGAGCTGCCGCTCAATGCCGGTAGAGAATGCGCCTTCATGGCCGCAACGATATCAGAGTCAGTCGCCCGCCGCAACTCCAGCGTCCCTGCAAGAACTGCCTTAATGAAGCGTGCCTTTGCATCCGCCTCCACTGCCTCCGCCTCCAAACGCTCCATCTCATTCAACCTCCGCTGCTCATAGGCCGCCAAACGAGGCACATAGAATGACTCCAGGATGTGCCCAACCGACTCATACCTGACAATCTTCATATCAG